GTATTTCCAACTCATATGTTGGAGTTGTCAGTTTAGGTAGCGCCATAATTTATCCTCCTTTATTATATAAAATTATGTAAATGGTGGGAAAACTTTCCCCTTAAATATTCTTCCTATTGGATTCAATACTGTTCGCCCTTGTTGAAATATGTCTTTACCTGCTCTTTGTAATTCAGGTGGTAACATACCAAATAGTCCTGGGTCTCTTGCTTTAATATTAGCAGCTGTCTGCATTGCATGACCAAACTCTAATCCTCTTGCACTATCTATTCCCATATTAAACCATTGTTTGTATGAGAACTCTATTGTTATCTTTTGAATTTGATTAGTAGCACCATAACTATAATCTACCTGTGCTATCTTCTCAGGATATACATCAACTGCTTCAATAGCATAAGTTGGCATATCTCTATCAACTTCACTATCTGCACCTAATTGGTATATATGCATTTTACCAACATAGTTATCATAATAATTTGCTTTATGAGATACAGTACCTACAACATGCTTTTGCCATAATTCAAAGAACTGTCTTTCTCTTAAATACTTATCTGCATAAAAAGTAGCAACTATATTACCAGCAAAACCATGACTTGTGACATGATTTCTAGTAGGCTCTGATCCATATTGTATTTCTTGTGTTTGTAAATCTACACCAGGCATTGTGACTGTATCACACATTATATTTACTTGTCTTCCGATAGTTTGCGTTAGTTGATTTAAATGACTACCACTAGAATTAAAATTAACTTGACCGTCACCGTTGTACATCTCATTGTTATAAGTCACACCATCTCTATTTGTAGTGGCGTTTTGTAATTTAAGCATTTGATTTAAACTAGAAGGTGGGAATATTCTTACTGCAAATCTTGATGGTCTAGCAAATCCTTCTGCTGAATTTATTGCTGCTCTAAAACGACCAATAGTATTCTCGGTATTAGCCTGCATTTTAAATCTAGGATCTCTATCTGTCTTATGATAAGCACTAGACTTAAAGTCACCTCTTGATATACCACCTCGTATGTCAAAAGGACCTATTCTTTTACCTGCTCTAAAAATTGCCATTAGTACGGACTTCCTTTTTTAAATCTAGCAACAGGTAGAAATATTGCAATCGCCATTTCATCTGCTGTAATGTTCAAAAATGATGTTCTTACATGATTGAACAAATAATGTTTTGCTGTCGTCTTCATAAATGTATTGTTTCGCCAGCTGATATTGTATCTTGTTTTTTTATCAAATCTTTTATCACTAGCCTCGTTTGCTAAACTTCTCAAAAACGCTACTCTTGCACCAGGTTTTAAGTAGTGAAAGTTTAGTCCTATAAAACCACCTTTTGCTGGTTCTAAAGGTAATATCAAAGGAAAGGTATCATAGTAAGGTAGTCTATCTTTGTGTTTAGGGTCATAACCAAAAAGATTCATAACACCATACTTCGGTCTTAAAGTTGCCTTACCTTTTCTAATTAAACTTCTTGCACCAGGTGTTGTCATATCTGCTACTTTTTTTCTGTACCAGTCGTATGATTTAGGACCTGTTGTAGTGTCTAATATCTTATCGAATACCGTTGCCATACTACTATTTATATCATTTAATTGAGTATATCTTCACCTTATTTGATTTACCCTTGACGGTTACACTACCTAAATTATACATTCTACTATGTAATTCTTCTGCATTTTTATATGTGTCTTCGCCTATCACAATCGTTGTATTGAAGTCCTTACTTTGACCTTCTAATCTACTTGCTAGATTTACTGCGTCACCTAATACAGAATAGTCAAATCTTTGTTCACTTCCCATATTACCTACAACGGCTGTACCACTATTGATACCGATACCTATATTGAAACCTAAATCTAACTTCTTCATTCTTTCTCTCATATCTTTGGCAACAAGTATTGCTTTCTTTTGATGATCAGCACAATCTAACGGTGCGTTCCAAAATGCCATAATACAGTCGCCCATATATTTGTCTATCGTGCCACCTGATTTCAATATTATATCTGTCATGGGTGTTAAAAATGAATTGATAAGTTTTGTTAAGCCTTGTGGGTCTGATTTATATTTTTCTGAAATAGGTGTAAATCCTCTTATGTCACAAAATAGAAAAGTCAACTCTCTAGTTTCACCACCTAGTTTCAATAGACTAGGATTGTCTTGCAACTTCTTGACCATATCAGGTGATAGATAATGCTCAAACTGTTTCTTAATCTGCAACTTTAATCTATTCTCTCTAATAAAGTTATTGTATATTAAATGAGAGAAAACTATGAAACCCATTATAACAGGATATGACCAGTTTGTCAAGCACAAATATTTACTAAACAAATAAAAGCTTGACAAGATGATAAAAGTATTGTATAGTATAAACGGCACAAGTGACATGAGTATACCTAATCTAGGTATCAATAGTATAAACAAAGCCATACCTATAATCATTACAGCAAATTCTACATACAATACCCAATCAGGTCTAGTTATAAACTTACCTGACAACAAAGTTTCTGTTGACAATGCCATTATCTCGTGTGTATTTTTAAGACCATTTGGTGTGAGAACAAAAGTAGAACCTTTAAATGTAGTACCTATGAATACTATCTTACCTTTCATAGAAGACCAGTCTTTATCTGCATAATCTATTCTAGGTACTTGATGTCTAAAATCAATCCATATGTCGTCTTGATCTGGCACAGGAAACTTTATGACCTTCATTATAACACTTGGCACAGATTTGTCAAGCGGTAATTTTCTTATTGTGCCATCAACATCAATAGGTACTTCTACATTACCTATTGCAAGTGCTTTTCTTTCTATACTTTTTAGATTTTTAGCTTGACTTGTTTCTGTAAGTATGATAGGGTATTTACTTATCATCTTTAAAAACATCTCGTCACCACCAAGTCTATCTTTGTGAACAAATACTACATTTAGAAAGACTAGAGCGGCACCGTTCTTATATGCGTTGATGATTGTACGACCTAGTTTATCTCTTTTCCACGGCCATTGACCTTCTTTATCTAATGCCTTGTCTGATATATCTAACATTACAAGACTTTTAGACTTGTAGTTATTACCATACTTCTGGTATAGATCAAATGTTTTTAATTGTAGGGTTTGTAGGGGCAAGGGATTATATACCTTCAATCCTAATAATATAACCACACTCACAACCACGGCCCATGTGGATGTAAATTTATTCATATAACTATTTAGTCTGTTTGTATGATAGTGATATTACTTTGATCGGCACTATTACCTACATCAAGGTGTTGTGCCTCTTTGTCTTGTAATATCTGTATGTCTGCTTCTTTTGCTGTTTCAGTTTTTACATATGCTGTATGATTATCGTTTGTTCTATTTAAAATAGAGTAATCACCACTTGTAGTTAAGCCAGCGTCGTGGTCATTGTTTAATGTTGATACTCTACCTGTAGCAGTTGCTGAAGATGAAGCACCTGTTAATGTATCTGCTGTTGTTAAGGTTTGAGTCACATCTCCTGTTGAATAGTTAAGAGTTTCACCACTAGCAGTTACCTGTGTTTCATTACCCTCGTTATCAACATATTCAGTACCACAAGATTGATTAGCAATGTCAAAATAATATCCGTATTTTAAACATTCTTCTTCATTATAACTTGCCAATAGTATTTCTAATTCTGCGTCTATGTCGTAATCATCTTCGTAAGCATATTCATCTTCCCAATTAGTTTCATCTGTTTCATTGTTGTAATCGTAACCTGTGTACCACCAGTCATAGGCAGCGTCATAGTAAGTATTGTAATCGTTGTAATCCCAATCAGTTATATACTTGTCTTTTAAGTCTTTCATCTTCCAAGGTTTAGGTTGATTCTCACACATCTTAAAGTCTGGCCATTGACCACACCAACCAAATAGTTTACCAAATATCTCTTTAGATTTCTTATCCCAACTTGTGGCAGTCACTTTTAAATACCAATCATCTTTGTAAAAATCATTTAGATAATCAACATACTCTTGGTTACACCAGTAATCTTCATAACCATTATATTCACAATAGTTTTGTAATGTTAATGTTGGGGGACCACCATTACTTTTATATTCTGCGTTAGAATAGTAATCATCATCTAACATAAAATCTTCCCAACTATATCCTTCAACAACTGATTCTGTTTCGTCTTTTGTTGCTTCAACAACATCAACCTCATCAACTGTTGCATTCCAAGAAGTTAAACCATACTTCTCTAGTGTATCGTTATATGCCTCATCATAAGCATCCCAATCTACATTATCCCAATCAATAGAATCCCAATCAATCGTATCGTATGAACAACCCGACTCACAACCTATGGCGTCAAAGTATGCTTGATCCATTTCTGCATACATTTTTTTAGCGTCATCCCAATCCATTTTACTTTCACCATCGGCATCCCATACTGAAATTTGATTGTCTTCGTCTATGTATCCCCATTCTTTTAAATCTGCTTCATATTCATCATAATAAGATGTATCTATGTCTGTTGTTGACTCAACTGATACTGCTTCTAAACTTTTTTCTTCTTTAGATTCTAATTCAATCATTGAGTCTGCTTCACTAACTGACATATCAGTAGCAACTATACTATCATTATTTTCATTGATGGTTGTTTCTTCACCAAATATAGCGTCTTCACTATTTTGTGCCTTGTTAGATTTAGTATCTACATCACCGAAACCTTTTTCAGTTTCATCTCTTATTTCTTCTTCAAAGGTATCTAACTGTATAATTTTTCTATTGTCCGTTTCTATTCTAGGAGGTGTCGGTGCTAAATCATTTGATACAACAGTCACGGAACTAAATGCATTTGTGATTGTCTGACTACCAGCGTCATTAGATACTGTTACCTGACCTACATCACCATCACTATCAGGTAATAAGGTAATAGTTGCACTACCGAAAGCGTCAACTGTGCCTGAGAAGGCTGTACCTTGTACTGTGATTGTAGCATTACCAGCGTCTATATTAACTTCGCCACCTAAATTAGATACACTTCCTGATTCATATGTAAATGTACCTACATTGATAGATACATTCATCGCTAATTCTATCGGCACAACTGAAGTATCAAAAGCAAATTCATCAATAGTTAATTCTGTATTCGGACCCATTGTAAATTTAGTACCATCAGCATAGTTTAATATCATACCACCATCTTCACCTGTTTGAAGAAAGTCTTTCATCTGTAATTCATAACCCATTGTAGTATTTTGAGTTTCACCATCTCTCTCGTTCCAAGTCGTACCCATTTGACCTACAACTTCGCCAACTTTAGGACCTGTTATTTGTGAGATTGTACTAGTACAGAAAAGTACCAGAAATGATACTATGAATAAAAGATTTCGCATTTTAACAACCTGAGTTTGTCAACTGAACAGTTGTGTCTGCTGTTTGATCGTTTCTATTATAAGAATATGTGCAAGTGTCTGAGCCGTCTTGATCGACTAGTAAGGTGTAATCGTAAATTGAGTCACCATTTACTGTTAAGTTTGCTGTATTGCTACCATTTAATTGTATTAACTCTACTACTGCACCAGAGCTGTAGATATAAACTTCTGCTCTATTACTACCACCATTACCATAATATCTTAATGTGTTATTGTTACCACTTGTAACCGTTTTCATATAATTATTATCGCCATACTGAACCATTCTAACATGAGAACCTGAAGCGTCTGGGTGTAAATCTAAAATATTTGAGTCACCAATAACATCGTGGACTTGATAATTACTAGCACCGTGGCTAGACATATGTACAGTATTTGAAGAACCAATTATATAAACATCTATTGTAGCACCTTCATCACCAGTTGTATCTGCAAACTGACCGTGACCTTCTACATTAGGACCAATCATAACATTTGCTTTACTAGCACCTACCATACCAGTTGAGTTAGTGTTACCATAAAACTCTACATCATTTGAGTCTCCTGACATAAGAACATATAAGAAGTGTGAGTCACCTCTTAAATATGCCCAAAAATCATTTGAGTCTCCTCTTATATCTAAATCTATGTGAGAATCTTGTACATCATCACTTGCATTGCCACTTATATCTACTATGTTTGAGGAACCGACAACATCTATATCATAATAATGACCATCAGCGTCTGTATCTGGTAGATCAACTCTTAATTTATTTGAGTCACCTGTAGCAGTATAATCAAGGGTCATATTAGAACCTTTGAATTTCATATCGCCAGTGTCATCTGTTTCGTTTGAATTACCTAATTGTTTAATTATGATAGTTAGATTGGGACCATCAATTACGAAAGGTGCTGATGTAGATATACCAAACTTATTTGTAGCACCGTCTTGTTTTATATAGACGGATCCTGCACTTGTTTGATTATCCTGTTGAATATATACGGAATTACCTGCGAAACTATTATTTAGTGTCGCTAGAAGAATCACCATCGCTATCATTATCTGTTTCATCAGCATTCTCCTCCGTTTGTTTATCTACTTCTTCCCACTCTTTTTCTGTGGCTTCAGCTTCTAATTCTTTCTTTAATTTCTTTTCTTCAAGGTAAGTTTCATAAGTTTTCTCTACCTTTTCGCCCATATCAACACCATCATCTTCAAATACGATATCACTATGTCTATTAGGATTAATTTCTACATCATTTGTAGTATCTATGTAATCTTTAATATTAGATGGTTTTGCAATAGGTAAAATTATTTCTTCTATCTCAAATGCCCATAAGTCTTTTGCAATACCTGAATGTATTAAATCTACCACACCTTTTTCTATTGCTTTTCTTAATGCAAATGTCACTGGTTCATTTCTTGCATAACCAGCTTCTACTTCTACTAACATTGTATCAGTATCAAAATATTTAAATATATCGCTACCAACACTTGTAGAAACAATAGTCTTTTCAATAGTCGTTGTGATAACTACTTCACCTGTTTGTACATTTACCAATCTTAATATAATTGTGACTATATCTTGTCTGTATTGTCTGTTTGCTTGTATGCCTAAAATTCTAGCACCAAAACCACCAGACTTGATATCACTATCATAACCTACAACACCACCTGTGATGTATGCACCAGCAAATAATAGTGGTGGTAAAGACTCTGCCTTTTCACCATCTACTTGTTGTCTTGTAGACCTAATTAATTTTCTTTCTTGTAATAAACTTGGTAGACTTGTTCTCTCTACAACTCTAAACCATTTACCATCACCTGCGTCTGATAGTGCCTTGATTAATAACTGATACGACCCTTGTGTGACAGCCGTACTCATTGAAGCAAAGTTACCACCTGGTTTCTTTTGACCTGTCATATCTAAAAAATCATAAACAGCAATTATGATAGGGTCACCTTTAGGCGCTTTAATTGATGTTAAGTCCTTGTAAGCAACTTTTTGTGTTCTTACATCAAACTTTGCTTTATTAGTAGCACAACCTACTAACATTAAAGATAGTAGGAATATTCCTATATATTTAAACATTAACTATTGTCCTCTTTAGGCATTGTAAAGACAGTTGTTGTACCATCTGATTCTGTGACAGTCACCACTACATTACCTGTACCTGCAGGAGTTGTCCACTCAACTGTTTCACCACCGACAGGATTTGTAAATGTACCTGAGTCTTGTTGAAGACCATCAGTACCGAATACATTGTCTGTAATTTGTTTTGCAAGAGCAGTATAAAATCTTGACTCTATATTTGCTTTAAATTTAGCAATAGGTGTGTTCTTTGCGTCTGACTCTGCTTTTTCTTTGTCAGCTTTCGCTTGTGCTTTGATAGCGTCCTTACGAGTCTTCTCTATGTTTTCAATTGTTAGATAGTGTGATGATTTTCCGTTGCCAGAAAATGATGGACTACCGAATTTGAATGTCATTTCTGAAGCATTAACACTTGAGCATAGACAGATTGTTGATAATACTGTTAATAATTTTTTCATTTCTCTCCGATTTTACACTAATATTTATAATAAACATTGTCTATAATGCTAAAAAAAAGAGACCGAAGTGGCCTCTTTTCTTATAATTTAGTGTATTTAGAGGGTAGGACTTAGCATGGTTAGCATTGCCTACCCTCTGAAGAAACAGGTGGAGAGATTTTACTCTTCCTCTGCCAGTTTACTGAAATACGATAGCGTTTCATCGCTGTCATCTTCTGTAAGTGGTGTAGGAGATGTATTATCAACTGTTTCTGTTTTGACTGGTACTACATTGGTGACAGGTGGGATCGTCACATCTTCAGCAGTTCCAGTACTTCTTGTGCCTAATAAAACTTTATCTAGTTTCGCTTTTAGCTCATCATATGATTTAAAGTTTTCAGCCGCAAGAAATGGTTTTAAAGGATATTGTTTATCCCAAACTTGTTGTATTGCGTCATCATTGTCTTTGATTGCTGTAGGACTATCAAATTCTGATTTATCATAGTTCCAGTAACCATCAACTTTTCTGATTTTTAATTTGAAGTTAGCACCTTCCCAAAAGTCAAATGGGTTAATAGGTTTCTCATCTTCAAATTCAGGCTTCATCGCTTCGGTAATCTTATCAAAGATTTTCTTACCGAATTTAAACAACTTAATTTGACCTTCGTTCTCAGGATGTTTAGAGTCATTAATAATTAGAATATTTGCAATGTAAGAGAGTTTTCTTTTTCTTTTTCTTGCAATTTCTTTGTCTGCTTCAACACCTGAATTCCATAGTAAACTGTTAGATTCACTAATAGGACATTTTTTATTAAGAGTTGTTAAACTATTTTCAATAAACCAACCACCAGGTCCTTGAAAGGCATGAGACCATAATCTCGCCCAAGGTA